ACCAAGGGTGAGGCTTGCCTTTGCAGTGTCGAGCATCTCTATCTCTCGGCCTTTGCTTGCATCCTGAGCCAATTCCTTAGCATCAATTGTGCCGTTTAGAAAGCTTGTAAACTTGGCCACGTCGGAAAAGCCTGCGGCTGCGGCGGCGGCTTTTACACCTGCTGGACCAAGAGATTCAACAGTCTCGCCAGCGCGGGTGAAGGCATTCTGAATCATCAATGCTGCTTCTGCGGGATCTTCGAAGGATGCATTCATGAGTTCGATATTATCAATAAAGCCTCCGCCCAAAATAGAGTTCAATTTTCCAGTTGCTTGGGCTGCACCTTCGAAAGTCTGAAATCCTTCTGCCAAAGATATGACATCTCCAACCTCAAGACCCAATTGTGCGGCAGCACTTGCAACCTTTTTGAAGGTCTTTTCCATACTGTCGCCAAAGATGGCTAACCGTGGAGCTGCTGCAGCGAAGTCTGAGAGCATTTTTCCTGCGCCGACGCCAATATCCTTGCCCAGTTGCATAATCCTCTCTTGGATGAGTTGTGCCTCTGCGTCGGTCTCCTTAAAGGAGAATCTTAAAAGCTTATAAGAGCTAATCGCCGAATCGACGCTTACGCCCTGTTTTTGCCATAATGCAAAGTTGGCAGCCAGCTGTTCTGACTCTTTTCCCAGTTCCCGAAGAGGGAATGACGCTGCTAGGGCAGCGTGAGCTTGGCCGACGTCAGTGGCGGTGATTCCATATTCACGCATTCCGGCTGCGGCCTTGTCAATGGAAACCGCATATTTATCCGACATTCCTGTTGCCTGATTATAAGATGCACTGCCTTCCTCCATTTCGGACCAAACTTGTTTTGCGAAAAAAAGCGTTGTCTGGAGGAGTTTTTGGCCGGTAGCCTCAGCAATGTTCAAACCAGAAAAGGTCTTTTTTAGTTTTTCGGCATATTCCTCTGTTGCTTTGCCGGCCTTGAACATTCCGACCGTTTGGCCGGCCAGTGTGTCCTCAAAACTTCTGGCCATCCCCAGAAAGCCGCGAGCATGTTCGAGCATCGTCTCTCTGGCTTGATTGTTCGCATCCTGTGCCTTAGTGTCTTTTTGTAATGCTTTGGTTTGCTTTTTTAACTCTTTGGCATTGGCATCGTAGTTATCGCCTTGGAGTTTCGCTTTCTCAATTGCAATCTCTAGAAGATCAATGTTGCGTTGTTTAATTTCAAGTTCTGTTAGTTCTTCATCCTTAAGAGACTTCAGGTGCTCCTCTTCTCTCTCAAGGACCTTCACATGATCTCTGTGGGCTTCGGATAAGCCCTCCATCGCCTTAGTCTGCTCCTTTATGGCACCAGTCTGCTGGCCGGCGTTTTCGATAGCACTGGCATCCCACTCACCAGATGTAGCTCCGCCTTTCGTCGCCAACTTGTCGATGGCGCTCTTTAGCGAATTGATTGCAGCCACAATAGCTGCATTTGAATTTGGATCTGGCATTTAAAAACTATCTCCTATTTAAAAGGCCACTTTAAGCCGGTAGATCTCTCAAACTTCGTAATTGCTGATTCGAGGCCATATCGACTTCGATAAGTTTGAGGGTTATCTAAACCAAACTTACTATAACTATCTAAGTATTTCTTTTCTCTTCCCAAAACTCTTGCAAAGTCGCGGACTTGTGTCTGAGAACCTTTCACTGTTACGGGGATAGTGCTTCCTCCGAACATCGAGTTCATGATGGACTTGATGGCCCACCCAAAAGTTCTTAAATAGCTCTCGGTAACTTCGCCTCGCGAAGCTGCGCCAAGATCAATTTCGTATTCTTGTAATTCGTTGCTTTCCATATCATAACCTCCAAGGTTATATTATAACATTAATAATTAGTATATAAAGAAAAATAGAGAGGACTTATAAAATCTCTCTCTATCTTACAGCGAAGTCTTGCCAGAGGCAGCTTCGTTTTCCATTTCTTTCTGTTTTTGGAGCCTTCGGAGGAACCACCTTCTGATCTGTATTGGAAGTGTGTAGGATTCCGCAAAACTCCAATTGCCGTAGTACTTTAGAGCGAAAATTTCTTCGTAGACCGCTTCAATGTACTCACTGCTTAGGCCAAAAAAAGTCGGCGGTCACAGGCACCTCCAGGGCCTGAGCGTGTCCGCATTCTTCACATGCAAATTCTTGAGTCATATCAATGTTTGGTACCAAATTCTGGTAGACGCCTCGCAAATAGCGAGAATCCAAAGCTGGCATCATATCTACAAATTGATTAATTTGTTTTCTATCCCTGACTTCTCCGACAGACTGGATTATGGACTTTAGTGTGTCTGTCAGAACTGTTGAGAGTTGGTTTTTCACCTTGGATTTTGCTTTGGCCTGTTGGTGCTTTTGGAGCTTCTCCTCGTCCACTCCCGTAAGCATCTTCAACTCAACCTTGTGGCCAGATTTGGGGAGCTCCACGAGAAAGGTGTTATTCTCCGTTAATTCGATGCCGTCCAGACTATCAGCCAACTCTTCCAAGTCGCCTGATGCTCCTCTTTCGGCTGCTTCCTCAAGGTCAAATTCGTATTCTTGCTTGGTAGCACACATGGGGCATTCGATTGTTGTTACATACTCTGGGCCGTATCCGCTGATTCGAGCAGCAACAGTTAGTGCGTTTTTATCACCAACCAGCAGATCCTTGATGTTGATCTCGCTGTCAACCAAGATGCTCTGCAACATTCGATCTATCGCAAGACCCTTTCGCAAGAGAGCCTGAGAAGATAAGATATCCTCTTCCTTGGCTGTCATATGGCGGATCTCCAGTGTTTCAACACCGTGTAGGGCGTGTCCATCCGGATAATATTTTCCCTTGGATGGCAGATCTACAAATTCAGTTGGAATAGCAAAGCTAAGAACTTGGGTTGTGTCTGGTTTGTTGGGTTTCTTTTTTTTAGTCTCTTCCTCAAGAGCGGGTTCAGGAGGGGCTGATTTTAGCCTCTCCTGATTATTCCTTGTTGATGACATATGTCACCCCTTTCTCTTCTCTATCTCTAGTTTCCGGCTGCGTCGGTGGTAGCAAAGAATGTTTGTGGAACACCTTCTTTGTCCTTGGTCGTAAGCTCGGCCCAGTCATATCGAATGGTAAACTCAATTGTACTCAGGTCGTCTGTTTCGTAGTCTAAATCACTAAAATTGATTGCCTCGACCCAAGCGTTGTTAAGAACCCATTGCTCAAGAACATCGTCATCGGATTCACCAATCTGTGTAATTTCCACTCGGCCCATTGCCTCAACAGCATCTTTCTTGTTGATAGTGGTAATTTTAGCGTCTGCAGAGCCCGGAATGTTATAGCCAGAAGCTTTTAACAGTTCTGCTGCTTGACGTGCTGCGTTCGGGTCCACGGGGTCAACAATAACAATAGAGACTGTTTCCCATTCGACTCGACCAGGGTAATGAAACGTATGGTTAATATACTTGTGAGGAGTGGAAGTAACGGTAAATTTGGGCTTTGTAGCAGACTTTGCATACCACGTAGCGCCCCCGTCAAATTCACTCAAGGTGACTAAAAATCTATATGCCCTTTTCGGGTCTCGGTTTGGGCTTGTCCAAAAATTTGCCATTTGTTAATTCTCCTTATGAGTTTATTCTTCACAAATAAATAGTAACGTTTAACCTTTAATCTTCAAAAGATGCTCCAGTTCTTTGAATTACAAAGTCAATTGCGATGAATTCAATGGATCGGGCAGGCTTCAAAAAGATTTTAGCATACATAATGTTTCTGTCAACCAAGTCTGGAGTAGTTGTAGTCTCGTCGAGAACAATCTTGTAATCGGTGAGTCCTAACTGCGCCTGAACATCTCTCAAGAAGGGATCTGCTTTTCCTAAAAAGCGAGCCCAAGTTGTCTTGACGTTCTGGTCGAAGAGGAGTGTCGAAGCAATGTTCGAAATTCCTTTCTTGACATGGAGCATCATACGTCGCACATTTACTCTATCGAGTGCAGATGGAGTTGCTTGTAATGTCTTCTGTCCGAAGATTACAATTCCTTCCGCCGGGAATTTAGCGATTGGGTTCACGTTATTCTCGTAGAGCTTATCTCTCATCTTACGAGTTAAATGTTCGCGTACTCCAATCACAGGGATACCCGCTGCTCCGTCTGACAGGCCACCTCTGGTGAATCCTGCAGGGGCAAACCACGGCGCAGACTTCTTGTCATTGCTCGCGAAGGTGCCCAACGCTGCAACTGAAGGGGGAACCCATAAAACCTTGCCTGAGCCGAATTCATCCTTGGTTTGAACCCAAGGAAAGTAGGCGCAAGCATAGCTGCTGTTAAGAGATCGTAATTTGAGGGCATCAACTGTTTGGTCAACAGAACCCAAATCGGATTCTTCGGTCCAGTCATCTGTATCGCATACTGGCGTATAGCCACCTTCCAAGTCAATAATTGCCAAGGCATCGGCGCGTTGTTCACACGCTTCAATCAAGTAATTTGTAACGACAGGAGCAGTAATTCCAGGAATTGCTGCAACATTCATTTCAACCACTTCGGGGTCTGAAATTGTGTCAATTGCTCGCTTAAGCGAATTGACTTCGTAACTATTAAGCTCTGTTGAGCCTGCAGTAATCAAATCCTGCGAAAGAGGATTGCTGTGAAAGATATCAAATCCGTCGAATCCGCCAACCATTGGCATTGTGAATTTGTTAAAACCAGCATCCAATACTGCGGATGGGCCGCCAGCACTGCCGCCGGTTTCTTCGCCGGGTGTTGGCGTTGGTCCACCAGCTGTGATTGAGGCACCATCGATGCGCTCAGTTGCTGTATATGTGGCACCTGTGCCGACTGCGGCAGAACTTGAAATGTATGACACATTATCCAAACTGAACGTAAATGAAGGCTCTGTGCCTCTAAGTGCGTCGGCGGTGGCATCGTTTAGGGGCAGCATTCTTGTCGCATCGACATATGATGGATCAAAAATTCGTGAGCCGGCTCTATTGGTTGTAATTCCCCAATATGCATCTGTGGGATCTGCAAATC